CCGCGATGAGCGCCGCCATGAAGGCGTTCGCGGCCAAGGGCGAGGAGAAGGGCTTCACCGGCGACCGCCACGAGATCGCCGCCCGCATGAGCCGGATGCTCGCGCCTCGCGAGGTGACGAAGCACATCCTCGACGCCTACGCCGCAGGCAGCAAGGAAGACCACGTCCCGAATTTCGCGTTCGCGATCGCCTTCGACGCGGCGACCGAGAGCAACGCCCTCCTGAATCTGTTCGCCGGCCTGCGCGGCTGCGGTGTCCTGGTCGGCTCGGACAACGTGCGCGCCGAGCTGCTGAACATCGAACTGCAGGAAGAAGAACTGCGCAGGCAGAAGCGCGCGCTGAAAAGACACCTCCATCGGAGCACCAGGTGAACAACAAAAATAAGAACGAGCAGCACCTGTCCGCCGGCGAACTCGCCGGCCTACCCGGCTTGCCGGGTAGCGTCTACGGCGTCCATAAGAAGGCCGCGCGCGGCGCCTGGGCGTCGCGGCCGCGCGCCACGCAGGGCGGCGGCCGCGAGTACCCGCTCTCATGCCTGCCCGCCGAGACGCAGGCCGCGCTCGCCGAGCGGGAACTGAGCAAGAAGTCGCGGGGTGAGGAGGCGGATCGGGAACGGGTTGCTCCCTCCGATGCCGCGCCAGGTTCGACTCCCGGCCCACGCGCCGAATCGCTCGCCGCGATGTTCGACGCCAAACCCGAGGGGCTGAAGGCGAAGGCGCGCGCGCGGCTCGCGATCGTGCAGGAATACCACCAGCTGCTCGGGCGCGGCTTTAACCGCGACCAGGTGGTGGCCGCGGTGACGAGCGCACGGGAGGTGTCCGAGGCAACGCTCGGGCGCTATCTCGATCTCGTGGCGGGCAAGCCCGAGCAGCTCTGGCTTCACGAACTCTGCCCGGCCTACGCCGGGCGCACGGCGCTCGCCTCGTTCAGCGCCGCGGCGTGGGAATACCTGAAGGGAGAATATCTGCGGTCGGAGCGCCCGACGCTCGCCGCCTGCATCCTGCGCATGCGCCGCGCGGCCGAGAAACACGGCTGGGTTGTGCCCTCCGACAAGACCGTGCTGCGCAGGATCGATGAGCTGCCGCGCGCGGTGCGGGTCCTGGCGCGCAACGGCCGGAAGGCCGCGATGGACCTTTACCCGGCGCAGGTCCGCTCGCGCGCGGCGCTCTCGGCGCTCTCGATCGTGAATGCGGACGGCTACAAGCACAACGTATGGACGGTTTTCCCCGACGGCGAGGTCGGCCGGGCGAAAACCTGGTTCTGGCAGGACGTCTACTCCTCGAAGATCCTCGCCTGGATCACCGACAAGACCGAGCACACCGACGTCATCCGCCTTTCGTTCGACGACCTGGTCGAGCGCTACGGCATTCCAGATGCGGTGCTGCTCGACAACACACTCGCCGCCGCCAACAAGACCATGTCGGGCGGCATCCGCCACCGCTACCGCTTCAAGGTGCGCGACGAGGAGCCCGACGGCGCCTTCAAGAACATGAACGTCGACGTGCGCTGGGCGACGCCGTACCACGGCCAGGCGAAGCCGATCGAGCGCGCCTTCGGCATCGGCGGCATCGGCGAGCTGGTCGACAAGCACCCGGAACTCAGCGGGGCGTGGACCGGCGGCGGCACGAGCGATAAGCCCGAATACGCGGAAGGTAGGCGCGGCAAGAACCGCGTCGTGCCGGTCGCGAAGCTCGAGGAACTGATCGCGCTCGAAGTCGCCGCCTGGAACGCGAAGCAGGGGCGGCGCGCGCCGATGCACCGGGGCCGTTCCTGCGACGATCTTTTCGCGGAGAGCTACGGCAAATCCATCATCCGGCGGGCGACCGAGGCGCAGCGCAGGCTCCTCCTCCTCGCCACCGAGCCCGTTACGGCGGGCCGCCGCGACGGGGCGATCACGCTGGAGTCGGGCCGGATCTCGCGCACCGAGGCCGCGCCGACCCAGTCGAACCGCTACTGGCACGCCGACCTGGTCGATTACGGCGGCCGCCAGGTGGTCGCGCGCTTCGATCCGAGGCGCCTGCACGAGGGCGTGCACGTCTACACGCTCGACAACCGCTACATCTGCTATGCCGAGTGTTTCGCGCCCGAGGGTTTCGCCGACCAGGCCGCCGGCCGCGAGCACTCGCGCGCGCGCCGCACGTTCGTGCGATCCGCGAAAGACATGCTGGCCTCCGAAGCCCGCATGGACGCCCTGCAGGCGGCGAAGTTCCTGCCCGGCGTCGAGCGGACCGCGGCGAAAGCAACGATCCCCTCGCCGAAAGTGGTGCGCGGTGAATTCCGCGATCCCCTCGAGCGGCCGCGTGTCGAGGCGCGCGAGCTGACAGCAGCAGAACAACCTTTCATGGCGGCCGCCGAGGCCGCTGCCGATGATATGGCGGCGCCCCGCCGGGCGAGCGTCGCGGATCTGCGGGGCGATCCCGCGAAGCACGACTACTGGCTCGCGATCGACCTCCGCCGTGCGGGCGGCGAAGTCCTCGTCGACCAGGACGAGGCGTTCTGGAAGGCGTGGCAGGGCAGCGCGTTCTTCCGCATCCAGCGGGACCTTGACGAGGAATTCCAGCAGCGCACTGCAACCGGAGGGTAGTCATGACGAAAACAGCCGCCGCCGCGGCCTCGATGTTCGCCTCGCTCACGAATGTGGCGCTGGCGCTGAAGCTGATGGACAACCTGCAGACGCGCGCGAAGGCGCTGCCTGGCATCGGCGTCTTCTACGGCTTCTCGGGCCTGGGCAAATCGACCGCGCTGTCGGTCGTCGCCAACAAGGTGCGCGCCGTGTACGTCGCCTGCCGCAGCTACGACACCAAGAAGTCCCTGCTGCTTTCCATCACGCACGAGATGGGCATGGAGCCCGGCCGCGCGACCGTGCCGGAGCTGGTCGCCACCATCGCCGACGAACTGATGCGCTCGGAAAAACCGTTGCTCCTGGACGATGCGCACTACATGGTCAACCGCAACCTGATCGAACTCGTGAAGGACCTTTACGAGGCGAGCGGCGCGCCGATCCTGCTCGCCGCCGAGGAGCGCTTCCCCAAGCAGTTGAAGCGCTGGGAGCAGGTCGACAACCGGGTGCTCTACTGGCAGCCGGCCGAACCTTGCGGCCTGGCCGATGCGCGCAAGCTCGCCACGCTCTACGCGCCCAAGGCCGCTTTCGCCGACGCGTGGCTGAACAAATGCGTCGGCGCGGTGCGCGGCGTGACGCGTCGCGTCTGCGTCAACATCGAAAACGCCCGCCGCGAGGCCGAGGACTCCGGCCACCGTGGCGAGATCACCATCAACTGGTGGGGCGACCGCGCCTTCTTCACCGGCGACGCGCCCGCGCGGAGACCGCTGTGAATCGGGGCCAGTTGCGGCAAGCGGCGAGTTACCTTGAGAGCGACGCCGAGATCGATCTGCGCAGCCACGCCAACAGACGGCCCGGCGGCTACGACTGGCCCGACGATTCAGACCGCGGGTTCCTCGGATCGGTGCGCAAGTCGATCTACGAGGAAAAACTGGCGCTCGCGAAGGGCCTGCGCAAGCTCGCCCTGTCGGTGCCCTCCGCCACCGAGCAGGCGTTGCGGCGGAGAACCGCGCGTGACTGAGCGTCTCAAACCCGCGAAGCCCGCGCGCCTTGCCGGCGCGGAGACGATCGAGCAGCGGATCTGGACGGTGATCCGGTGCCGCCACGCGCTCGGCAAGCGCCTCACTCTGCCCGACGTCGTGTTCGACGCGAAGGCGAACGAGGGCACCGCGGGCTACTACCTCCAGCGGCTGCTCGCGGGCGGGTACCTCGCGCCCGCGGGTCGGCAGCCGCGCAACAAGACGAGCGCCGGGCAGTTCAGCTACGCCGCCTACCGCCTCGCGCGCGACGTGGGCATGACGGCGCCGCGGCTGCGGCGCGACGGCTCGGCGGCGAAGGCCGGCCTGTCGCGGGACCAGATGTGGCGCACGGTGAAGATCCTGCGCGAGTTCAACGCGCGCGACCTGTCGCTCGCCGCGTCCACGCCCGAGCGCGCGGTGAAGCTCACCGACGCGAGGCAGTACCTGGGCGCGCTGGAGCGCGGCGGCTATGTCTGTGTCGTGCAGTGGGCAAAGCTCGGGCCGGGCGGCTCGCTCGCGCGCTACCGCTTCCGCGCGACCAGGAACACCGGCCCGCGGCCGCCGGTCGTGCAGGCCAGGCGCCGCGTGTTCGATCCCAACCTGGGCGAGGTCGTATGGCCGCGCTGAAATCCTCGCCGAACTATGACCGCGCCTGCGCCGCCTGGGGCGCACGCACGCCCGACTGGATTCTGGCGCTCGCCGGTGAATGCGACCGCAGCTCGCAGGGCAAGGCCGCCGAGCAGCTCGGGATCTCCGCCGCGGTGGTGAACCAGTTGATCGGCAACAGCTACAAGGGCCGCGTCGACAGCATGGAGGCGCGCGTGCGCGGCGAGTACATGAAGGCCGTCGTCGAATGCCCGGTGCTGGGCGAGATCTCTACGCGCGACTGCATCGGCCACCAGCGGCGCAAGTTCATGCCGACCAACCCGCTGCGCGTGGCGCTGCGCAAGGCGTGCCCAGCGTGCGCCAACAGGGAGAAAGCCAGATGTTCGAGCAAATAGTCACCGGGCGACTAAACCGGGCGCGGCGCGCGCTGCGCGAGTTCGTCGACCTGTCGGCCTGCGACATCTTCACCGTGCGCCAGCAACTTCTGCGGTCCTGTCTCGCGGCCGCGATCGGCGCGGCGACCGCGCTCGTGGTGGCCGGCTGGCAGATGGATCACATCGCGCCGGTCATCGTGTCGGGAGCGGAGATCGAGCGCCTGCAGCCCGACTACAGCGTGTACCGCATCCGCTTCGAGTGGCGCGGCATCGAGATCTCGTCCTGCCACATCGTCATCTACGGGGAGACCGGCAAATGGACCGTCAAGTGTTGAAGGCGCGCGTGAACTTTTCGCGGGAATTCCTGAAGCTGAACCTCGACCGGCCGGTGAGCGGCCCGATCTACAGCGACGACTACGTCGAGCGCTGGGCGGCGGTGTACCAGGCGAACCCGGCGCTGCGCCTGCTCGGCTGTCCGTTCTGCGTGTTCCTCACGCGCCCCGCGGCGTGGCTGATGTTCGCCGGCAACCCGCTGCGCCACCAGGCGGTGGCCGCCAGCACGCGCCGCGCCGAGGCCGCGGTCGCCGCCGCCGAGCGCGCCGAAGGCCACGGCGAGAACGGCCGCCTGGTCGAGAAGACCCGGCATCACACCTACGACCGCCGCGGCCACGCCGGCCGGGATTTCATTCCACTGAGGGACGTATGAACGAAGCCCTCGTCGCACGCACGCTCGAGTTGCTCAGGCGCGAGGGCGACATGCGCGCCGTGGAGATCGCCGCTGCACTGGACGATGGCGGCGCGCCGGTGAAGATTCTCGACTTACTGCAGTCGCTCGTCGACGACGGCCGCGTGTTCGCGGTTTCGATCGAGACCGCGGAGGGAAAGTTTCGCGGCTACCGCCTGGCCGCCGCCGGCGGCGCAGACCGCCAGCCGGGAGCGGCGCAGGCAAAGCCGGTGCGCCAGATCGTGCTGGCGAAAAGAGAGACCGTGTTCGGCGCCGATCCGGCGCCGGGCGCCGCAATCAACCTCGTCTTGAAAAAGGAGATCGCCACTATGAGCATTGCAGACAAATGTGAAGCCGCGTTCAAGAAGCACGGCCCGATGACTACTCGCCAGCTCGGTGCATATGTGAACGACGTGGGCAGGTCAGCCATCATGTCTCAGTGCGCGAAGGCCGGCCGTGTCGTCATCCTCGGCGGCAAGAAATTCAACTTCATTTACGGCCTGCCCGGCCAGAAGTTGCCGGCAGCCGGCGAGGGCGTCGATATCGATGCGGCGCACGCCGGGCGCGGGAAGAAAAGGGCGAAAAAGGGAAAGCCGCCCTCGAAGCGCACCGGGGGGGGGCAAGCGCATGCAGCGCAAGGAGCGTAAGCCGCTCGACGCCGGCCGGCACTGGCTCGCCGATCTCCCGGCAAAGCACCGGGCCAAGATAGAGAGGGGGTTGCGCGCAGACGCACGCCGGGCCGCGAAGTTCGCCAGGCAAGAGACGGCAGCGCGCGCCGCGGGCTCGTTCCGCCCCGCGATCACCGCCGACGGCGCGTTGCTGCTGATCGGCGTCGCGGATGCGGGCGAACTCAACAGCGCCGAGACTCGCGTGCTGGCGGACTTCCTCGCGCGCGTGGACCGCAGCGGGGCGCGGGCGTGACCAACCGGGCGCAGACCTTCGGCGCGACCGGCACCATGCCGCCGATCCCGGCGGTCGGCGCGATCGAGCGCGGCGTGCCGATCCCGCGCAAGCGCTTCAGCCGGAGCGCGCTGCGCGCGCAGCTCGCCGCCCTGCAGATCCAGGAGTCGTTCGTCACCTCGCACAGCCCGCAGTCGGTGCGCTGGTTCGCCAAGGTCCTGGGCATCACCGTCACGCTGCGCACCGAGCCGCATGGCGCGCGCCGGGTGTGGAGGCTGACGTGAGCAGCGAAGTTACCAAGCACGCGCTGCTCGGGCTGCTGCAGGCGCACATCGGGCGCGACCGGGGCATCGGCGCGCAGGCGATCGCCGGGCTGCTCCACTGCAACAAGCGCCACGTGCGCGACCTGGTGACCGCGCTGCGTATGGACGGGACCGCAGTTTGCGGCCACCCGAGCACCGGGTATTTCGTCGCCGCGACCGGCGAGGAGATAGAGCGCACCTGCAGGTTCCTGCGCGACCGGGCGATGACCTCGCTCGTTCTCGAATCCAGGTTGAGCAAGAAGACGCTCGCCGAGTTGCTCGGCCAGCTGAGGCTGCCGACGTGACGAGGCAGACCTACGCCGTCGAAGCGCTCTGCCCGCGCGGGACGGTGCTTCATACCACCTACGTTGACGCCTGGCCGGGCCGGGAGACTTCGCCCGCCGTGCGCGCTTGGATGCGGCTGTTGGTGGGCCGAAATGACTTCCGGCTGCGCGCCCGCGTCGCCGATCCAGTGAAAGACCTCGGGTGCGTCCCGGCCGTAAAGCCGCCCGCGATGACGCACAACGCAAGGAGCACCTGAAGATGAACACCAAAGCCATCCCGCCCGAAATCGCCGCGATCGACCTGCTCGCGCGCCAGTACGCCGACGCGCAGACGGATCTCGAGGGCCTCACGAACGAGCTTAGAGCGCTCATCGAGACCGGCACGCGCAAGGCCTGGCCGGAGCTGCGCAAGGCCACCACGCGCGCGGCCGAGCGCTACGACGCGCTGCTCGCCGCGGTCGCCGACGCGAAGGACGCGTTCGACAAACCCAAGACCCGCATCCTGCACGGCATCCGCGTCGGTTACCGCAAGGCGCAGGACACGGTCCAGGTGCTCAACGCGGAGAACACCGTCGCGCTGATCAAGAAGGCGATCCCCGAGCAGCAGGATGTGCTGATCTCGATCACCGAGCGCCCGGTGATGGACGGCCTGATGCAGTTGGACGACGCGACGCTCAAGCGCATCGGCTGCCGGCGCGTGCCCGGCGGCGATGCGCCGTTCGCCAAGCTCGCCGAGACCGACCTCGACAAGGTCGTCGCTGCGCTGATGAAGGCCGCGATCGAGAAGGCGGAAGCCGAGGCGTGAACCTCAAACTGCAGATCAACACAAGCGGCGCTTGGCGCGACGTGGTCGCGTTCGATCAGGCTCGGCTGCCGTCAGTGCAGGACGGGACGACCACACTCGCGATCGCGCTCACCCAACCGCCTCTGGAAAACGATGGGCCGGGCTTCCGGGTCGTCAAGGTCGGGCCCGGCCGCAGCCCCAGGGTGATCGCGTACCTCGAGCGGCGCAGAACAGGGCGGGACACCGTTGTGTGGTCGTGGAAGACGCGATGAAGCGCTGGCCGATCATCCGGCACATCCGGTACCTGATCCTGCGACGCCAGCTCGGGCGCTGGTGGGCGGGCTACGGGCGCCATCGCTTCCTGCTCGTCAACGAGCGGGACCTGCTCTACCTGGACAGGGTCTGGAGGGGCGAAGCATGAGGCTCTTCCTCGCCTTGTTCCTTGGCGGCTGTTTTCTGTTCGCCGCCACGGTCGCGTTCGGCCCGCTCGTGATCGTCGCGGCCGCCGGGCTGCTGGCGATCGCGCTCGCGGCGCCTGGCCTCGCGCGCCTGATCGCGCTGATGGAAGGGCGCGACGAGGAGCAGCCGTGACCGTCGCGCACGAATACGTCGGGGGGGGGGGCGCTGACATGCCGCGCGTGAAAAACCCTCTACCCGAGTACACCGACAGCGAGATCCTGCGCCTCGCCGCCGCCAGCGCCAACGCGCGCGCGAACCGCGCGGGCGAGCCGCCCATGCGTGAGCTGCATCGTGGCATGGCCGCCCGACTGCGCGCGATCGCGCGGCGCGTGCCGCTGTGGACCGATCGACAGGAGGCCGGCCGATGATGTGGTGGTGCTTTCACGAGAACCAGCTCGACGATCAGCTCGCGGCGCGCGAGGCGAAGCGCCGGCAAGACGGCGCGACCGAGCAGCAGGCGAAGGACGAGACCTTCACCATCAAGGAGTTTCTCGTCTCGATCGTCAAACGCTTCGGCGGCAGCGACTGATGCGCCTGGTGCCAATGCGTCGGGGGGGGGCGGCATGGCAGCGCCTGAGCTGCGCACGCGTGCCGACGTCGTGCGCTTTCTCCTCGCGCGCTTCAAGCACCGGCGTTTTCCGGCGCGCGTGCACGTGTCGATCATACGGCGCCTGGTCAGGCACGCGCGTCTCGCGCCGAACGGTTGCATCGTCTGGCCGCTTGCGCGCGACGGCAACGGCTACGGCAAGCTCAACGTGCGCCTGCTCGGCGAACATTTTCAGTTCAGGGTTCACCGCCTGGCCGAGTGGCTCGGCAACGACCCCGAGGACGTGCCGAAATGGATGGAGGTCGCGCACGTCGAGTGCGACAACCCACCGTGCTTTCACCCGGACCACATCGGCCGCCAGAAAAGGCGCGACAACCGCGCGCGCTCGGCCGAGCGCACCAACGCGAAGAAGCGCGGCGAGATCCCGCGCGAGTGCGAGCTGAGGAAGGCGGCCTGATGCCCAAGGGCGTGCATCCGAATCACCTCCAGGGCGATGAGCACTACCGCTGGAACCGCGGCCGTCTGCGCCATTCGGAGGGCTATGCGCTGCTGCGCGTCGGCAGAGAACATCCGCTCGCCGATCCGAACGGCTACGCGAAAGAGCACCACGTCGTCTGGGTTGCCGCCGGCAACCCGCGGCCGCGGCGCGACCAAGTGCTCAGATTCAAGAACGGCGACAAGGGCGATTGCCGGATCGAGAACCTCGTGCTCTCGCCCCGGCGGCTTCTGCTCGCCCGCAACAACGTCGGCATCGGCCAAGACGAGCGCGGCCGCTTCAAGTTCAAGTGGGAGATTGCCTGATGTTCCTCCGCGCCGGATTCAACCCGCGGCACTTCGACACCGGCGTCCGCGCCTGGTCTCGCGGCGTGGTCGTGCGGCTGATCCGGTTCGTGCCTTCGGGCGACCTCGCATGGAACGGCCGTGGGTTCCTCACTTGGGGCTCGACCTGCGCGTTCCGCGACCTGATCGAGGGGCCGGTACGGTTCAGCGATTGCTACGGCCCGCAGTCGAGGCTGCCGGCATGAAGCCGGTGGACATGATTGTCAGGCACGATCCGCCGGCGTCAATCGGCGATTGCTTTAGGTGCTGCATCGCCTCGATTCTCGAATTGCCCGCCGAGGCGGTGCCCCATTTCATGGCTGACGACTGGGGAAAGACGAAGGACTTCACCTGGTTCCAGCGCCTCAATCAGTGGCTCAAAGCGCGCGGCCTGACGTACCTCGAGCTGAACGTCGCGCCTGATCAGCACTCCGCCGGATGGTTTCAGAACGTGGAGCCCGCCGGCTTCGCCACGTACCACGTGTTGTCCGGCAGCAGCCGGCGGGCCGAGCATTCCGTTGTTGCGCGCAACGGCGTGATGATGCACGACCCGGCGCCGCAGAAGGATGGCCTGATCGGCCCGAACCACGACAGCCTCTACGTCTATGGTTTGCTGGTGCCGAGGCACGGCGCGTGAGGAGCGTCGTGCGCGACCCCGACACCCGCCGGCGCGAGCTGGCGGCGATCCACATCGCCAAGAAGGATCTCGGCCTGGACGACGGCACCTACCGCGACATGTTGTTCGCGGTGGCGCGGGTGCGCTCGAGCGCCGATCTCGACCAGGGCGGCCGCACGGCGGTGATTGAGCACCTGCGCCGCTCCGGCTTCAAGCGCAAGCAGGACCGCGCGGCGGCCGAGCGAGTGAAGAAACCCGCCGTCGCCGCCGACTGCCAGGCGCTCGTCGACAAGCTCGAGGCGCAGCTGACGGCGGCCGCGCTGCCGTGGAAGTACGCCGAGGCGATCGCCGAGCGGATGTTCCACGTGAAGCGGCTCGAATGGTGCAAGGCGGGAGAGTTGCGCAAGATCGTCGCGGCGCTGGAGTACGCGCGGCGGCGCAAGGCGGCGCGGTGATGGC